ATACGCTGAACGGCATTGATGAGACGTTGAAACGCGCCGGAGCGGAAGAAGATCCGATTGCCGTGATCAAAAGTTGGCGCATGTTCGAATCGCTGTCTTCGTGTGAAGTACAAAACAAGGCAGCCGAAGAGCTGCCCTTGTCGGCCTTCTCCGGTTGGGAAATTTCGTACCTTATCGCTATTCGAAGCTCGGCCGCCTTTTGCCTTGAGTGCGTGAAGGTTATCGAGGATTGGGACTTTGAAAGCTCCCCAGACATAGCCAGCGCTTTTCCCCTTTACGCACGGCTTCAGGTTCACCAGAGCCAAATCGATTGGGCGAAGGAACACACCTATAATAGGCCCGGATCGAAACTGCCTCGTGTAACTACGAATTGACGATCCAGTGGCCGGGGTAGCGTAGACA